AGTTACTTTGAGTTTGAGATTGCCGACTGCTGGACAGAACCAATGACGAGTTGGGCATTGATGGTGTACCCAAAGCCGTAACTAATCCACATTCAGCGCAGGTAGCCCGCCATCGTGCGGGCTATTATGCGTTCATGGATGAAGAAGAGGAACAATGGTCGTCGCTTCGCATGGCTACCGTTGCTTTGCACGAAATGTTCCAAACAATGATGGATTCAGGTTTTGAAGAGCATCAGGCGTTGAAGTTGATTGCTTTGTTGTTTGCTGAGGGAATGTTCCAAACAGACGACGATGACTGAACCACAGTGCAGTAAAACATCACCACGGTAGAGAACTAGGATTGACGCATGGCTAAGAACGACGACATGATTGAAATTGGCTCGTCAGGACTAAGACGCACAGCGGGATTCGTCATTGACGACTTCGTAGTCAACCTACAAGGACAAAAAGGCGCAAAGATTTGGCGTGAAATGGCGGACAACGACCCCGTCATCGGCGCAATGATGTTTGCCATTGAGCGGTTGATTCTCCAAATTGAGTGGGAAGTAGAGCCGTACACCGATGATGAAGAGTCAGAAGTCACCGAGGAACACAAAGCAAACGCTCAGTTCGTAAAAGAGTGCATGGATGACATGAGCGAATCATGGTCAACAACCCTTCAGCAGATTCTCTCTTTCCTGATTTATGGCTACGCCCCATGCGAAATCGTATATAAGCGCCGTAAAGGGATTGACCAAAAAGACGGGGCAAACCGCTCAAAGTTCAACGACGGCAAAATCGGCTGGCGCAAGATTGCCTTACGAGCACAAGAAACCGTGTGGTCATGGCAATTTGACGAAACAGGCTCCATTGAAGGCGTCAACCAAATGGACCCGTATGTCAGCCGAGGCGTCGTATTCATCCCGATTGAGAAGATGTTGCTGTTCCGCACCGTGTCGGCACGAAGCAACCCCGAAGGTCGCTCCATTCTCCGTAATGCGTATCGCCCTTGGAAGTTCAAACGCACCATTGAAGAGATTGAAGCCGTCGGTATTGAGCGTGACCTTGCTGGGCTACCAGTGGCTTATGTCCCCCCAACCATGCTGTCATCCACTGCAACCCCCCAAGAGGTCGCAGCCCGTAATGCGATTCAAAGCCTTATCCGAGGAATCAAACGCAACGAAAACGAAGGCATTTTGTTCCCCTTGGCTTACGACGCCCAAGGACGAGAAACCTACAAACTGACCCTCCTGTCAAGCGGTGGCTCACGCCAATTCAACACAGACCAAATCGTTGCCCGCTACGACCAGCGCATCTCCATGGTGGTACTGGCTGACTTCATCCTTCTCGGACACGAAGCAGTTGGCTCATTCGCCCTCGGTGCATCCAAGATTGACCTGTTCACCACAGCCATCCAGCAAATCTGTCAATCAATGGCAGAAGTGTTCAACGACCACGGTTTGCCTCGCTTGTTCAAACTCAACGGTATGCCAACAGACAAACTGCCGAAAATCCGCCCTCAAGAAATCAAGCATGTGGACCTCGCCCTCCTCGGCGACTTCCTCTCCAAGATGGTTCAGGCTGGAGCAATCACAGTGGACTCGGGACTGGAAGAATACCTACGAGACCTCACCAACCTGCCAAAACAAGAAGAAGGCGAAGAAGGCGTACCAAACGGTGCTGTCGGAGCCGACGAAATGGAAACGGAAGAGGACACAGAGGACGCAACGCCTCAAACATCCAAGCCTGAAACTGAATCGGAGGGTGTCCCTATGAAGCAGGAGGCTAAGGGTGCCGTTCGTAAGCCGTCCAAGTAAGAGCGTCACTAAGAACCTCAAGCCGATAGACCCTCAACTCCTCAAGGATGTTGATGCGATGGCTGCACCGTATCGTCGGGCAATGATGGGCTTAGAAGCCGTTGTCACCGAAGTCTCTAACCGAATTGCTACAGGGTCAAACCCGTTAGCCGCATTTCAGGCGCTTCTCTCTGACGCTGTTGTAAGCCACCTAGCAAGCCAAATACCAACCGCCGCTGGTGTTATGTCCCAACAGGCGTTTCGGTCGGCTGTAGAGGCAATCAGAAGCCTTCCACAAGGTCTCAGTGTGGGAATGTCCTTTGACAAGTCAGACCCGAGAGCCGTTGCATGGGCAAGGCTTCGTGCAGGCAAAATGATTGCTCAAATCCAAGATGAGCAACTTGACCGTATCCGCCAAATCATCTCTAATGCGATTGCCAATGGTGTGACCGTCCCGCAAGCAGCACAGCAAATACGCCAAGTCATCGGACTTCACGACCGTTGGCAAAGAGCCGTGGACAACGCTTACGAGCGTGATGTCCAGCGTTACATCACCGAAGGTATAAAACCGCAGAGAGCGGTCGCCATGGCAGAACAAAACGCTGAAAAGTATCGTGCCAAACTGATTCGTGCCCGTGCCCGCAACATCGCCCGCACCGAAGTCATGGCAGCCCAAAACCAAGGCACCTTGCTTGCATGGATGCAGGCAGGCGAAAAAGGACTTTTGAATCTGTCCAAAACCAAGAAAGAGTGGATGGCTGGACCATCAGGTTGGAAAGGCATCACGGTATGCGATTTCTGTGCACCTCTCAACGGTCAACAAGTTCTTGTCACCTTGCCCTTCAACAACGGGTTGTTGTGCCCCCCAGCACACCCAAATTGCCGTTGCCGCATGATTCTGATACCACCCGAGGTCTGACATGAAGAAAGCAATCGCCACAAACAGCGGGCTGTCCTTATTCCAAACGGGTTTCACAACCTTCTACGAAGGAACCCCACTTGAAGAAGTATTCCCCGCAGGAGAAATCATTGACGAAGAAGGCAATGTCTTTCCAGTCCCAAACATCACTGCACTTCTCAGCAAGCAGAACTGGAACATCATCGCTGACACTGACGATGCGATGGCTAAGGGGCGTCCCCGACAATTCGGTACACGGTCAGAAGCAGGACGATACGCAGCGCAAATCCGATGGGGCAACCGAGGAAACGCTGGCAAGCCAACAGGGGCAGGCAACGGTGTCCCAATCCCAGCAACCAATGATATAAACGAAGCCATTTTGACGGGAGTGCCTTACGCCCCATTCATTGAAGAGAACTATCCGCCCGAGATAAAAGCAATATGTAAAAGAGCCGAAGAGAGTTACCCATCTCCAGTGAGTCTTGAGGACGAACGCCTTCTAAAGCAGTATTTCCTCGGTCATATTGACCCGAAGAATTACAGCGCAGAAACCAAACTTGCCATTGCGAACGCTGAAAAGTCCAATTTTCATTATGAAGGACTAACTAGGGAAGGCGCACCCTTTGATGTCATGCGAAGCCAGCAGGCTGAATTGATGGCGTCACAACAACTGAGAAAATCCTATTCAGTTGGGTACATGAAAGGCTACGAAGCCGAAGCGTTGACATACACCAAAGACCATGTTGCCTCCCCCATGAAAGCCATTTCGGTTGCGGTACACCTTGACGACCTTGCTCCCATTTCCGCCAGTGGCATAATCAAAAACCAATTTCATGGTGGCTTCATTCAAAGCAGTGGAATGAACCACACTGGATTACGAGCAGCACACGAAGCCATTGCTTACGGAACACACCCACTTGCCCTTCCTGACAGACGACCCATTTACGGCAATTTGCATCCTTTAGGCGTTCAACACATGTATGCGAACGGCACATCGCAGTACGGTTCGGTGCAACTGGTAATGAAACCCGAGGTTCATGCACGAACCACATTTTCGGTCGCCGACTCTTTAGGACATGTAAGAAACGCCCAACCCCTGAACGGTCCCATCACAAGTGGGCAACCGTCAACCTCAATCAAAACGACGAAGCGTGGACCTTCCAGTCGTATTAGCGAGATAAAGGATGGAAAATCACACGAATATGCAGAAAGTCAAATCCACGGTGGCATAAAACTGTCTGATGTTTCATACATTGCTTATTCTGCAACCGATAAAAAAGGCGTTGTTCCAACACGGGTAAAACAGTTTGCAAAAAACAATGGGCTGGAGATAGTTGTTATCCCGAACGATGCTCCAAGTCCATGGGGAATAGTTGACATTGGTGGACCTGTCGTAAAAAAAGCCTTTGATGCGATTATCGCAAGGATTGACGAAGCCGTTGAAAAAGGGCGCAAACGACGCTTTGCTACACGAACCGAGGCTGCACAATACGCAGCGAATATCCGTTGGGCAAACAATCAGGGCGGTAAAACCCCATCCGAGGAAGAGGAAATGGCGTCCATCAGCGCAGAATTGTCGCAAATCCAACTTCAGTGCGCCACCTACGACGAATCTCGGATGACAGATGTGGCGACCACCATCTCAGAAGCAAATTACGACCAAAGCCCTGTTGTCGGCAAAACAGAGAATCTCGCTGTGTATGTCGGTATGGGCGTTGAACCAGTGCCGTCAAAAGAACTCGCCACATTGTCTCAAAGAACACATGCGATAGGTGAAAGGGTTACTGGTGTTGCAGAGCGCCGTTTGACAGCCAAAGGTGTGACACCCGAAAGCGCCAAAAAAGAACAAGACGAAATCATGGCAAGAGGTCAGGAAAAGCGCAAAGAAGAACAACAGGCTCATTTTGATTTGAGAAAGGCAATGGTCCGTCACGACGCCCAACAAACACCTGAATCTTTAGCAGCCAAAAAAGAAGCACGAGCCAAAGCGAACAAACTAAAAGCGGAACGGGAAACCTTAGAGGTGGAGTGGTCACAGGCAAGTTATGAAAGCCGTTTGATGGGTGAAACCCGTGGTGTGATGGGTGAACTGGTGGACATGGGAAATCCGACTCGTTTGAACCGATTGAAGATTGTGGGGCTTCCACATCGCTTCAAACAAGAAATGATGGCTGATATTCCAACGATATTCCCTTCATCTGTGATTGATAGGGCTATGACTCAGCAAGCACCAAACGGTTTGTACACTTTGAGCGTTTCAAAAACCATGTCTCAATTTTATTTGGGTTCTTACGCTCGTGCCACCAACTCAATAAGTATTGCTTCAACCGCAGGCACCTATCTTCAATTGAGAAGTACAGCGGTGCACGAGTTCGGACACGCTGTTGACTTTGCCCATCCAATCTCCCATGCGTTGAGTATGGCTTTCGTCGCCCGACGCATCAGAACAGGGCATCAAGACAAAGTGACTGATGACATTACAAAAGCGTCTTTTTGGTCACGACCAGTAAAAAACCCCAATGACATGGTATCTGTAAGGGAGGCGGGGAACCACGCTGGGCGTAAATCTCAATACGAAGATGAGTTTTATCGTCCATACACAGGCAGAAACTATGCAGATACACTACCAACTGGTAAAACAACGGGCACTTCAGGTGGAGGATATTCAAAGGCGTTCCCCGCAACAGAGGTGTTGACTACAGGTGTAGAAGCCTTATTTGGTATTGAAAAGTACAATTACCGTTTTGACCGTGACTTGGTGAACCACACGGTCGGTGTGTTGTTGGCAATCAGTGACGGTGTTATCAAGAAGTCTGTTGATGCGATTGACAAAGCACAGTCTTTTGGTGGTAACCGTTCGGCTGCTGGGCAGTATGCAGCGCAAGTTCGTTGGGGCAACCGAGGCGCTAAAACCGAAGCCCCTGCATTGCCTAGTGGTTGGACAGTTGTGCAAGACAAAACTTATTCAGATGGCACCAAATGGTATGAATTGGAAGGACCAGCCGACGATGGTGGCGTTTTATCGGCGGCTGTCAAAACCAGCGAAGCCGAAGTCAATGTTGATTTGAACCGCTTTGGTGGAACACACAGGAATCTCGGCGTTCTGTGGGCTACCGACCCTGAACATGCTGCTCTTTCATCGCCAAGAGCAGAAAAAGGTAAATACGCCATTCAAGACATCCATGTGCACAGTGATGAACGACGCAAAGGTTATGCGACACTTATGTTGCAATTGGCACGGGCTAAGTCATTTGGTGGCAAAGAGGTTGTTCATTCCACACAGTTGACTGACGATGGTGAAGGGTTCGCTTCCGCAGTCAAATCAGAAGGGCTGGAAAAAAAGAAGGAAGGCGCACAATCGTTCGGTGGTGACCGTTCAGCAGCGGCACGATATGCGGCGGAAGTTCGTTGGGGCAACCGAGGCGCTAAAACAGAGTCCCCCACATTGCCCGATGGCTGGACCGTTATTGACCAAATCACAACAAGAGAAGGCACAAACCATTACGAGTTACAGGGACCACGATATGCCGATGAGGGCGGAACACTTACCGCCACGATTAGTGCCAACTCAGAGGAATCCTATGTAGAACTCAATCGTGTTGGAGGGGCAAAACAAGGCTCAATCGGTCAGATGCGTACCGAACGAGATGAGGAGTACAACATTGAAAACGGCTTCCCTAAAACAACGCACACCATTCAAAACATAGGTGTTGAGCCATCAGAACAACGCAAAGGCTATGCGACGCTCCTACTTCGTATTGGAAGAGCACTTTCCTACAACGGACTTCAAATCCAACATTCCCCAAGCCTGACCGAAGATGGCAAGGGATTCGCTTCCGCAGTCAAATCAGAAGGGCTGGAAAAAAAGAAGGAAGGCGCAAAATCATTCGGTGGTAACCGCTCAGAGGCGGGACGCTACGCAGCCCGTATTCGCTGGGGCAACAGACTCGGCAACTCAACTCAGCCGAACGACGGCGACCCATTGTTTGATGCGACTGCACAACTAACACCCGCACAAGAATCAATAGCAGCACAGGCAGAGGGGGCGGTCGTTGACCCACTTTATGCTGGAGGTAAATCGCAAACCGAGCAACAGGTGAACGCTCTTCTAGCGGCGGGTTTTGTTGGGAAAGGTGAACCACCGAAACCGCCTAAAACAAAATACAGCGAAGAAGCAGACACAGTAGATATCGGGTTTGTACCTGATTATTACTTGCTTCCTCCGCATTTACAAACACCAAAAATTATTGCGGAACAAAATGCAGCCTTTGAACAAATGCTGACCATGACACAAAAGTACAGAAATGGAGAAATAGATTATTTTACTTTCATCATGGAAAAAAGCAGGATTGGTGACTTAGCCAAGAACGCACAAGAAATCGGCAGAGAAAATGGTTTGGAAATAGATTTTGGTTCTTGGACAAATACACCATTTATGACTAACCGTGGTGGGATGTTCGGTAATAAGGTTGGCATCAACCGCAAAACAGGTCGTTCTCACGATTTTGACACAATAAAACCTGAACAAATGGGTACCACACGAGGTCGTGACTATTTTCCAAGCCGAAGAGGTTTGGAAGAGCGTGAAAAACGAATATTGGCTGTGCACAACAGTCAAAAAGGCGGAAAGAAGGAACAGAAACAGTATGACAAAGCAGTTGATAAATGGATGGGCGTCAAGACCGATGTGACCCAAGTAACGAAAAAGGGCTATAACGCTCGTAATGCGAGAGTGGCTCAGGTTCTTGGCGACCTAAACGGATTTCATCGGGGTTCGCAAACGGTTACGGGTAGTGATTTTGATGCGTTGGCAAGGTCAGGGCGTTTTTATGTCGTGTGGAGGGGCGCTGGAAAATCGGAAATTGCTTCAATGTCATCACGGCATCCGCACATCGGTGGCGGAGAACAAGGACTAGGCACTTACACGACATACTTGAAAGAACGGGCAAGTGGATACGGTAAAGTAACGCCTATGCTCATACCTAAATCGGCAGTCAAAGCAGGAAGAATGGAAACTGGCGCTTGGGGTAGTGCTTACGGCGATGACACCACCTACCGTAATCGTCAAAATCTGTCGCACGGCGAATCGGCAAGGATAGCCACTGGCGATTTCAAAGTTGCAAACTTGTCTATGGTGATTGTAGGACCACGAAATCACCCAACAAATTATATTTTGGATGGCTACGGACAGTGGGTTGATAGCGCCCTTGGAGATTTGAGGGTAAGTGATTTGGAGTGATTGAACGACAATTATTAGATGATGAATCGTCGTGGATGTTGGTTTGGAACGGTTCGGATTATGAGGTTATTGAAAACTTCAATTCTGACGATGAATTAGACGACGACTTTGAGAAAGCGTCGTTTGGTGGCAATCGTTCGGCTGCTGGACAGTACGCAGCCCGTGTTCGTTGGGGTTCACGCTCCGACACGATGCTGTACGCCCCGAAGTCTTTTGACCCGTTGGCGGTCAAAGAGAAGAGTTCTCATGCGTTGGAGCAGGAACTTGACGGTTACTATCCCCACCGTGATGACGAGGATTACCCGTTCACCAAAACCGACCGAGACACAGTCACGCAATACACAGAGACAGGCGAAGTAATCAACACTGAACTACGAAACTTCGCTGCTACACCCGATGCGTATGACAACCCGCAAGCAAAAGCATGGCTAGACAATGCCACAAAGATAGACAAGGTTTTTGAAAAGGTTGAACCGTTAGAGAAGCCAATTGTTTTGCATCGTGGTCTTGACATTGCCCGCAGACCCGAAGCCCTAGCGTTTTTTGGCAATTTGAGGGTCGGGCAGTCTTTTAGCGACCCTGCTTATTTCTCCACTTCAATCAGCCCCAAGGTCGGAAATGGTCTTGCTGTTGACAGCCGAATCAGGTTGAAGGTCGTGGTACCCGCAGGCAACAAAGTTTTACCCGTAAATACAATACTTGGCAAGAGACACGGCTATGCTTTAGAACATGAGGCACTACTTCCGAGAGGCTCCAAGTTCAAAGTCGTGGAAATCATCAAAGAAAACTTTGATGCTGTCGGCGAAGGAACAACCATAAAGGTGGTTTTACAATGAAAAACAACAACTTCCGCTACAACGATTTGGTTGGAATCATGTTCTACGACGAAGATGACAACCCAACCCCAGCAACAGAGATGGTCAACAAAGCAAAATCATTTGGTGGCGACCGTTCGGCAGCGGCACGATATGCAGCCCAAGTCAGATGGGGCACTTCCCCTTCAACTACAGGTGAAAACACTTACGGTTTGACCACCGAGTTTCCCGTGACGGTCAGTGACAGTGGGCAAGTCATCGTTCAATATGAATCAAACCGCTTCAGAGCACCACTGGCATCAGAGCGTGGTCTCCCCAACGCCAAAGCACTTGGAGAGACCTTGAAACCCGATTTGGACGCACTCAGAGCAGTTGCGCTACCTCAAACTTTTGATGAGATAAACAACCATGTCCTAACAGCAAAAAAGGGGCTGACAAGTTTTCATCGTATATACGACAATTCCCAAGGGTGGGTACATCCGCAGTCCGTCAATGCACGGGATGTGTTGTACAGGTCAGCCAACAATATTGGAATCAACGCCTTCAGAACCCAAAATCCTGATGTTATCGCCGTGGCTTCCAAGATTGAAGCAACACTGGAGGCTTTCGCCGCCCAAGCCCTAACCCTCCGAGAACCCCTCATGGCGAGTTAGAGGGCACCATGCGATTGGAATGGCAAATCAACCTTGATGACGAGATAGAAACCGTTGTTTGGGAAAACGGTGTATTGACCGCACCGTATGAAGTGCAATTGAGCGCCGAAATGCTCATGTTGCCCGACGAAGATGACCTCGTGCATGGGGTAATCGTTCACCATGGTGGCTGGTCCCTGCCCGCATCCCTTGACACAGCAGAAGCCGCTTGGGGCACAGTGCAACAAGCAATTTACGACGCCTACGCAACTATCATCAAAAGACCCGACCCCGTCTTTGAGCCTCCCACGGACGGCGATTTCGTCGTTTAGGCTTGACCCACCTCAAGTACGGCTTGACCACGGTTAGGTCGGTACTATCGTTTCAGTGGACGACATGCAAGACCTTTCCCCTCGTCAAGAGGCTTTGTATCATGCGTATGAGATAATCGCCGAATCGTTCGGCATGTTTGACCAGTCCAGCGGTGCCGACGGTGCCCACTACATGACCGAGGACGAAAACCCTTTCGCTGAAGAAGGGCTGAATTGCGCTAACTGCTCATTCTACGAAGGTGGGCAAGCGTGTGAAATCGTGGAAGGGCAAATCAATCCAAACGGGCTTTGCAAGTTATGGGTCATCAAAGAAGAATTGCTTCTACCGATGGATAAAGCCTCATATTCACCCCCTGAATCTGTGCAGAACGCAGCAAAACAAGCACTGGCATGGATTGCAGACGGTAAGGCTGGCGACGGATTCACCTCTGTCGGACGGTATCGGGCAGAAACCCTTGCCGCAGGAGAAGCAGTCAGCCTTGACACCATCATGCGAATGAAGTCCTATTTCGCTCGTCACGAAGTTGACAAGCAAGGACGAGGTTGGGATAGCGGTTCAGATGGCTACCCGTCCGCTGGACGAGTCGCTTGGGCAGCGTGGGGCGGCGATGCAGGTCGTTCTTGGGCAAACTCCATTGCCTCATCAGTCAACAAAGCCTCTTTCGGTGGAGACCGTTCGGCAGCAGCACAGTACGCAGCACGAGTGCGATGGGGGTCTAGGGGTGGCTCTACAGCCCCTCAACAGTCCGCAGGCGCTTCAAACGGTGGCACCCCTACACAGATAACCAAAGAGCAAGTACCCGCCTTTATAGACGGTCTCCTAAGCGGTGACGGCAGTGAGAACCTAACTGACTTCAATGTCGTTGGAACCAGTTTTTTCAATCAACACCGTGCGGGCGCTTTATCTCGTAAGGACATGCCCCAAGTCCCATCAACCCGTAAAGAAGAGTTTTTGACTGACATCGGCAAAAAAGGTTTGACTTACAAACACGAATCTGTAAATCCTGATTCATTGAAGCCAACCCAGCGTGACATCAACGGTAAATCATCGGCTGAAATCATGCAGCGTGAATCAAGCAGAGGGGCTGATGCGTTCTCCGCAACACCAGCCAAATCCATCATTGTGTCCTCAGACGGTTTCGTAATGGACGGTCACCATCGGTGGGCTGGAGCAGCGTTGCTCAACCTCAGTGGAACCCCGACAAACATCTCAATCGTTAGGGTCAACGCCCGACAAAAAGAGTTGATTGGGACGATGAAAGCGTGGTCTGCCAGTAAAGGCATTGCCCCTCAAGGATTCTCTGACCACACCTACCCATCCGTCGGCAAGATGCTGGCGTTCCACAAAGCATGCGAACTAGCCTTGAGCACACAGAAGGAGCACGGCGATGACATCAATTCGTGAACTAATCACACAAACCGAGGAATGGCTTGCTGGCGACCGCCAGTTTGATGCGATGCACCAAACCCTTCAAGAAGTCGTTGACGAACTCATTGAAGAAGAAGAACAACAAGAAGAGAATGAAGTTTCCAAGGGCGACCCGTCATCAAGCGAAGTTCATGTGGACGGTGTCAATTGGAAAACATCTCAGAAAAAAAGAAAAAAAGGCGAAATCTATAAAGAGTCAATGGATTTGATTCACAAGGCAAACGAGGAACAAAAGTTCACCCTCGGACCTTGGTACATCCCAAACCGTGCCGACGCCCACAACGAATGGTCAGACGCCGACGAACTACAAAAAGCCCTTTGGGAATATGTCCGCTCAGGCGACCGTGACATCCGCCTCCAGCACAACACCGACATAGTCGCAGGAGAATGGGTGGAAGCCATGTCATTCCCTGTGCCAGTAACGCTGAACATGAAGAAAGCGTCAGGCGACGCCAAAGAAGTGACCTACCCATCGGGAACCGTGTTTCTCGGCGTCAAATGGAACGATTGGGCTTGGGACATGGTGAAGGAAAACAAAATTACAGGTTTTTCTATCGGCGGTTCAGCAGCACGAGTTGAAATGGGTATCCCCGCTGACAGTGAGAACATGCTCGCAAAGAATCGGTTCTCAACCCGTTATGTCGCCGAGCAGTATGTGAAATCGGCTAAAACCGTAGAGAAGCCTGTTGTCAATTTCAAGGATGAACTGAAAAAAGCAGTCAAAACTTTGATTGAAGGCGAATCCCCTGTATTTGCCGAGCCTCAAGAGATTGTTGAGAAGGCAATCGTGATTGACGGCGTCAAGTATGCGATTGTTCCTCTCAGTAAATCATTCAACGACAAGGTGTTCAATGTCGCTGGTTTGTACGGCGATGACGGTTCAGTGGCGGTGGTACGCACCGACGGAGAACGGTTTTGGGCTTCAGGCTCTCAACGCCTTGAGAAGTTGGCGTTCAATGTTGCACAGTATGCGTTTGCCGAAGTAGCCAAAAGAGCAAAACAGTCCTTTAGTGGTAATCGTTCGGCAGCAGGGGCATACGCAGCCAACATTCGGTGGGCAAAATGGTCCCAAGACCCAAAAAATATAAAAAACAAAGCCGAGGTAGGAATCGCAGCAGCAGGCAAAGGTCCATTCGGGGCGGCTACAACCGACGCAGGTAAAGAGCAAGAAATGCTGTTTGCTTCTCTGCAAAGCCATTGTGACTTTGATGCGATGGCAGCCTCAATGTCGCCTGCCGAAAAAGCAAAAGGTGAACCTGAATACGCAACGCTTCGGAAGCATTTATCACCTGAGCGGGCTGCTTTACACGACAAAATCATTGACAGCCATTTCGTCAATGAAGATGGCACAGCCAAGACACCTCCAACTGGACAGCCCGAGTATGTCTTTATGGGTGGCGGTCCAGCAGCGGGTAAATCATCCATGCTTGCTGAAGGTGCTGGTCCCGAGTGGGCAGGAAACGGCACAAATAGAAGCGAAACAGGAAGCGACGGCGCTTTCAGGTCAAGAGGAACAGATAAACACTCTGTTGCTATCAACGCCGACGAAATCAAAGCCGATTTGCCCCCATACAAGCAATTGGTTGGTGATGCGAGGTCCAAAGGTGGTGTTGGTGTAGGTGGTCGCACAGGTCAACTTACCGCAGCGGCATCGGTGCACGAAGAATCATCCATTTTGTCTAAGGGCGTGAACGCACGGGCTATCCAAGGTGGCTTCAATGTGATTCTTGACGGCACTGGCGACAAGAGTGGCAAGGACATGCAAGGCAAAATTGAGGCTGTTCGGAGTTCAAAAGATTCAACGGGTAAAGCACACGGATACAAAGTTACGGGTGTCTATGCGACGGTGCCGACTACGGTTGCTGTGAAACGAGCAGCGTTGCGTGGACTTCCAGTAGGAAAGAAATACCCTAAAGACGGCGAAAACCCTAAAGACCCGTCAACTTGGACAGGAAAAGGGCAAGGGCGCTATGTCCACGAGGGCATTGTGACTGGAACACACAGAGGTGTGTCAAAAGTATTTCCCGATGTCATTGGTTCTTTTGATTCACTAACGCTATTTGATACTTCGGGAACCCCACCACGGCAGATTTTCAGTGGAGGCAGAGGAAAGCGTATAGTAGTGAGTGACCAAAAGGCTTACGATGAGTTTTTGGCGAAAGGATAAAAAATGACAACTGAAGAACTGATTGCTTTTTGGAAAAGCGTGGATGTTGATGGGCGTCGCATAGAGCAACTTTATGTGATGATTCTCAACGGCGTTGCTAAAGAAAACGCTTACCTGAAAACCGACGACGAATCAAAAGCGTGGGATGTTATTGCCGAAGATGTGGCAAATAACCAACCCGAAGAAGGTTCAATCGTAGAAATCCCCAACTTCAACTAGGAAACACCATGGAACCCATCTTGCCCTACGCAGACAAATTGCTTCTGAAGCAGTTGCACAACTCAGCCTTAGAAATTATGACCCTTCCCGAGTGGATTGCTGTCATTCGTGAGGTTGAGAAGGCTGGCGGTATCCGCAATGTTGACGGCTATGCGTTCACCGCTATTCAAAAAGCCAAATCATTCGGTGGTGACCGTGGAGCGGCGGGGCGTTATGCAGCAAACATTCGTTGGGGTCGCAACAGTGGTGGGGCAGGCGGTCGGG